GCTCAGGCGCTCGCGAATGGTATCACTTCGGGCTACGCCTCGAATATTCTCAAAGGACAACCTGTTGTCTATGGCACTACTGCAAATAGCGGTACGCTAGGGACAATCATTCCTGCAACTACTTCTGGTACGGTTACCGGCGCCTTTGCAGGCGTTGAGTTTACTGACACCACAGGTCGTCGCCGGGTGTCCAACTACTGGCCCGCAAGCACCACAGGTACTGCAATCGTTGCGTATTTCTACAATGATCAGCAGATCATCTATGAAATCCAAGCTAGCGGTTCCATGGCGCAAACTACGCTGGGTAATGAGTTCAATATGAACAACGTCACTGCTGGTTCTACCACCACTGGCTTGTCGCAATGTACTCTGAACGCCTCTAGTGCTGCAGGTAGCGGCGGTCAAGCACAACTTCGTGTTGTTGACTTGGCTCCGTATCCTGATAATGACTGGGGTGATGCATACACCATTGTGCGCGTCCAGATTGTTCAAACCCAGTGGTTCGGTCTCTTTACCGCAACCGCATAATAAGGAGGTACAATAAATGGCCGCCCCAATGAGAAGTACGGACTTCCGCTCGATAGTTGAGCCTATCCTCAACGAAGCATTCGACGGAGTTTATGACCAACGCGCCGATGAGTGGTCCACGGTTTTCCGTGAACAATCCGGCATTCCACGCAACTACCATGAAGAGCCCGTTCTGTATGGTTTTGGCGCAGCACCTCAGTTGCCTGACGGTTCGCCTGTGTCTTACCAACAAGGTGGTGTTCTCTTCCTGCAGCGCTATGTTTACCAAGTTTACGGTCTGGCTTTTGCCCTGACCAAGGTCCTGGTTGAAGATGGCGATCACATCCGCATCGGACAGGTCTACGCTAAGCACTTGGCTCAATCTCTGGTTGAAACCAAGGAACTGCTTTGCGCTAACGTCCTGAATCGCGCTTTCAACAGCTCGTACACCGGTGGTGATGGCGTTTCTCTGATCAACACAGCTCACCCCATTGCGGTCGGTACTTTTAGCAACCAGTTGTCAACTGCTGCTAATCTGTCACAGACTTCTTTGGAGCAAATGCTGATTCAGATTCGCCAAGCTGTGGACAACAACGGCAAGAAGATTCGCCTGCAACCCGTTAAACTGGTTGTTGCACCTGGCAACGTCTTCCAAGCTGAAGTTCTGCTGAAGAGCGTTCTGCGTACCGGTACTGCCAACAATGACATCAACCCGATCAAATCGATTGGCTTGCTGCCTGAAGGTTGCACCGTGATCAGCCGTTTGACTTCTGCCACTAACTGGTGGGTTCAGACCGACGCGCCTGAAGGCATGAAGCTCATGATGCGCCGTTCCTTGGAGAAGACCATGGAAGGTGACTTCGAAACTGACTCCATGCGTTACAAAGCTACCGAGCGTTACATCCCTGGGTTCACTGACCCTCGCGCTCTCTTCGGTACTCCTGGCGTTTAAGCCAGACAGGGGCTGGCTAATACCCAGCCCCTACTTCTTTAGTCGGTCAAACTTTTCAAGGAGCAGACCATGCCTCAATTTTCAGATGATCTATTTCTGGGAACGGCTGTTACCTATCAAGGTACAGACGCTTACCCCAACACCACAACTTTTACTGGCTCTATAGCTACCACCACACTGACAGTCACGGCAATGTTGTCGGGCGACCCTATCGTTGTGGGCATGTTTATTGACAGCTCAACATCGCTTACCAATGGGACCCACATCACGGCTTTTGGTACCGGTACAGGCGGCATAGGTACTTATACAGTAAGCGCCTCACAAACTGTAGCAAGCGCCACAATCATTGGTTCTGGCAATGCTTTGTTGCAAAACCCATCCCCTATGAGCGTAGGTGTTGGCCCAGTGGGTCGCCTCTATATTTGGGACGCTGTTCCACAAGCAAAACTGACAACCAACATTGTGGCAGCTGCAATTACTACTGCAGCAACTTTGACGCTTGCAGCAGGCGCAGGTGTTACGTCCGTAACTACTACAAGTGGTGCTACTGTACTGCAACTTGACTGCCCTCGTGCTGTTTCTACTACCACAGGTGCCGGTAGCCCAACTACTGTTAACATCACTGTCTCGGGCTATGACTACTATGGTCAAGCTATGAGCGAGGTGATTGCAACAGGCACGGTGGCATCAACAACTGTGAGCGGTAAGAAAGCCTTCTACCAAATCTCCAGCGTTGTTTCTTCAGGAGCCAGCGTAGTGACTGTGGCTGTCGGCACAACCGACATCTTAGGTGCACCATTGCGCATCACTGACGCTGGATACATTACTCGTGCAGGTTGGAACAGTACGCTTGCAGAAGATGCAGGAACATTTGTTGCAGCCGCTACGTTGACGGCTACCACAACCACAGGTGATGTGCGCGGTACTTATTTACCCTCCTCGGCGGCAGATGGCATCAAACGTCTTGTGATGGGAATAGCACTTCCCGCAATTGCAGTTGGCCCAAATGCAACCCGTATTGGCGCCCTTGGCGTCACTCAAGCCTAAGGAGTAGATCATGCCTGTGCACATAACAACTGAAGATGACCGCAAAAAGCCTGAGCCACCTAAAGAGCCTGCGCCTGAAAAAGGCTACAAGCACGGTGGTAAAGCTGCCGGTGGCTTTAAAAGTGAGCCTAAGATGAAAACAACTGAGCCTTCAGTTGACGAAGTCAAAATGAAAAAAGGCGGTCATGCAAAGAAAATGGCTATGGGTGGTGCGCCTATGATGGACCCTCGCATGATGCCATCTCGCGGTCGTCGCGGTGCAATGCCTATGGCACGCCCACCAATGCGCCCTGCAGCACGCTCGGCACCTGTTGACCCACGTGAAGCAGCAGCAATGCTGGCAAGTCGTGGCGCAGGTCGCCCGATGATGAAAGAAGGTGGCAAAGCTGATATGGCGCAAGACAAAGCTATGGTTAAGAAAGCTTTTAAGCAGCATGACAAGCAAGAGCACAAAGGCGGTAAAGGCACTGATTTGAAGCTTAAAAAAGGCGGCATGATGGCCGGTGGCGCAATGCACATGATGCCTAATGGCAGCATGATGCCTAACGCCGCTATGAAAGACGGCGGTATGGCTATGGTTGAAAAGAACGGGAAGATGGTTCCTGACTTTGCTGCTGACGGTAAAGGCAAGATGAAAAAAGGCGGCATGATGGGCGGTGGCGCAATGCATGCATACAAGACCGGTGGTGTTGTACAGCATTACAAAGACGGTGGCCACGCCGCCATGACTTGTAAGGATGTTGGCGGCTTTGTAAGCAAGAAAAAGCTCTCATCGTGCTAATCAAGCAGGGGCTTTGGCCCCTGCTTTCTTTGGAGATAAATTATGGCTGATGCAGTCACAAGTCAAACATTGTTGGACGGCGAACGTCTGGCAATCATGAAATTTACAAACATCAGTGACGGCACTGGTGAGTCTGCGGTTTTGAAAGTAGATGTTTCTGCGTTAACGCCAAGCGCATCTGGCGCTGCGTGTGACAGGGTCACGGTGACCAAGATTTATATTGCCAATCACGGCATGGAAGTCAGGATGCTTTTTGACGCCACAACAGATGTGCCGTTCTTTCTGTCTTCACCCGGAGCAACGCAGACATTGGACTTCACGGGCTTTGGCGGTATTACCAACAACGGCGGCGCGGGCGTAACGGGTGACATTGTGTTTAGCACGGCTGATGCCTCTTCCGGTGACACCTACTGGTGCATCTTGGAGATGGTCAAGGGGTACGCGTAATGCCTAGCAAATCACCTGAGCAACGCCGCCTGATGGCGGCAGCAGCACACACTAAGGGCGGGTTTGGTGGCGTGCCACAAAAAGTTGGCAAAGAATTTGTCAAAGCTGACAAAGGTATGAAGGGCGGAGGCCTATATGAAAACATTCATGCAAAGCGTGAGAGAATTGCGGCAGGCTCTGGTGAGCGTATGCGTAAACCTGGTAGCAAAGGCGCGCCAACTGCTGGAGACTTTAAAGCTGCGGCTAAAACAGCCAAAATGAAAAATGGCGGTGACCCTGTTTTGTCTGTTAGCCGCGGCGAAAAGCTGCCTACAAAACAAGGCGCAGGGTTAACGCAAAAAGGTCGTGACAAGTTCAATAAGGCTACAGGCAGCAATCTTAAAGCGCCACAGGCAAAAGGCCCGCGGCATGACTCTTTTTGCGCTCGCATGAGTGGCATGCCCGGCCCAATGAAAGATGACAAGGGCCGCCCCACGCGCAAAGCAGCATCACTCGAACGCTGGCATTGTGCCACAGGTGGAAAAGTTTCAACTACTAAAAATTGGTAGCGTATGGCAACAAGTGGTACTGTTGGCGAAACCGTTATCACTGTCCAAAATCTGATCGACAGTGGTGCACGACGTGCCGGAAAGCTTGCTGAGGAGCTTAGCGTTGAGCAAGTACAAGCTGCAAAGCAAAGTTTGTACTACCTGCTTTCTAATTTGGTCAATCGCGGCATTCAGTACTGGTGCATCAACAAAGTGGTCTATGGGCTGGTGCCTGATCACTACATCTACACGTTGCCTGCAGGCGTCAACGATGTTCTTAATGCAAACTATCGTACTGTTACGCAAAACACGACAGGTGGGTACAGCTCTTCAGGCAATTCTAGCTACGCCTTTGACGGGCAATACACCAACATTTGCCAGCTGACTACTAACACCGGCTACATTGGCATCAGCAATGGCGCAGGAAGCCCTGTTTACATTGGCACAGTAGGCATCTTGCCTGCCATATCAGGCTCAGTAACGCTGGTCATTCAGTACTCACAAGACAACACCAACTGGACTACGGCATACAGCCCTGGCGCCACAACTTGGGTTGCAGACACTTGGATTTACTACGACTTGGACCCATCTGCAACTGCGCCGTATTGGCGAATTTTGCAATCAGCAGGGGCCAACATGGGCGTCTACCAAGTTGTGTTTGGCTCCAATGCCACTGAGATCCCTATGGCAAGGATGAATCGTGATGACTACACGAACTTGCCTAACAAGAACTTCACCAACAACTACCCGCTGCAATACTGGTTTGACCGCACGATCCCGCAGCCATCGATGTACCTTTGGCCTGCGCCTGCGATCTACTCACCTCAGGTTGTGGCTTGGTGTTCATTTTATGTGCAGGATGTAGGTTCCCTCTCAGGGTCCATTCAAATTCCCCAGCGATGGTATCTGGCCATCCAGAATATGCTTGCGCATCAGATGGCTATGGAACTCCCAGGTGTACCTGAAAGCCGTGTAGCGTATTGTGAAGCGCAAGGCGAAAAATACTGGTTCCAAGCTGAGCAAGAAGAACGCGACAAGTCGCCAATTTATTTTGCCCCTAACATTAGCCCGTACACAAGATGAGCGTCTGGCTTGATACTCGCGGCAACACTGTTTTATCTATCGCCATTTGCGATCGATGCAAAATGAAGCGTGCGTATTCTGACATCTCAATGGACCGTAATACTCCGGGTCTCAGAGTTTGTAATAATGGTTGCAATGATGAACGCGACCCTTACCGCTTACCTGCACGCCAGCCTGAAAAAATTGCTATTCGTTTCCCACGTCCTGATGCACCGCTCGACCCCAATGATCAGGCTATTACGACTGACCCCAATGTGGTCACTGCGCCTAACCAAACGGTCACTGGCACAACTGCAGGTGAATACGGCATTGCACCTGAAACCTCTCAGGACGATCTCAATGGCAACCTTGATAACTTGAGCCCATAATGTCCAACGTGCGCATATCCCAACTCCCAGCAGCACCGGTTTCACTGACGGGTACTGAATTGGTGCCGGTTGTCCAAAATGGGCAAACTGTGCAAACAACAGTTAGCGCCATTCAATCTAGCCCCACGCTTACACAGACGTTCCTTACAACTACAAATCAGCCATCGCTTGCAAACAGCAGATACCTTGCTGCTGGGACTGGACTCAATCTAACTGATGGCGGCGCACAAAGCACCATGACAGTTGCCCTTACAG